AACTGGAAAAATTACTTTTCCAAGACCGGATAGAGAGCATTTATTAGCAATCAAAAATGGAGTATATTCTTTTGAACAATTACTAGAAAAATTTGAAACAGTGAATGAAGAATTGGATGACATATTAAAAATCAGTATTCTTTCAGATCAACCTCAATTAAAGAAAGTTGATGATCTGTGTATTAGTATGATTAATCAACATATAAAATAAAAAAAGGAGAAAAACAACAACATGAACAAAAAAACTTTAGTAATAAGAATTGTAGAATTTATCCACAAGGCAAATATTCAATATAAAGAATTAAACAACAACGACATATGGTTATTGATTCTAATTACTTTTATGTCTATGTTTGGTATGGCATCAACTATAATAACTATATTTCTATTTATGGGTTTAAGAAGTATATACATATTTGATATTCTCAAAAGATTGGGGGTTATTTATGAAGAAGAAAACAAAACCAATGATGAAGAAATTATTAAAAACACCAAATAATACTTTTATGGTTGGGGAATTTGATAGACGATTCTTCAACCATGAGTACGAACTTTTGTTTAATACCAATACTGGACTTGAAGTGTTAAGAGGTATAAACGGGCACTCAGACCCCTTTCAGTTAGAATTTCCATCTATGTTAGATATTGGAATCATGGGACATTGTATAAACAATTGTGAAATTTGTTATCAAGGGCGTGATTATGAAGATAACATGACCCTTGACAATTTCAAAAAAATAATAGATGAAGCAAAATACCATGCAAACCAAGTAGCTCTTGGGGGTAGAGGGGATCCCAATCTTCATGAAAACTTTAAAGAAATTCTTGAATATTGTCGAGAAAACAATATTGTTCCAAACTACACTACAAGCGGAAATGGATTAACAGATGAACATATTGAAATATCTCAATTATGCGGAGCAGTAGCTGTTTCTGATTATCGACAGGATTATTCATATTCAGCATTAGAAAGATTAACTGATGCTAAAATCAAAACCAATCTTCATTTTGTATTAACAAGAAGTACATATGAAGATGCTATAAAAATTATATACGGGTATAATCCCTGGAGGACAAATGGTAACCAAGCAACATTATTTGATATAAACAAATTAAATGCAGTTATATTTTTATTATTTAAACCACAAGGAAATGCAACAGATTATCTCTATTTTATTCCTACTTCACATCAACTAGAAGCATTTTCAAACTTGATTACAAAACCTTCTTGTAAAATAAAAGTTGGTATGGATTCTTGTCTTGTAAATCATGTCCTACAATATGTGGAAATGGATGATATGCAAAAGATGTCTGTGGATTCATGTGAAAGTTCAAGAATGTCTGTTTATATATCTCCAGGCATGGAACTCATTCCATGTAGTTTTGCAGATCATAAAAAATGTGGCGTTCCTTTAAAGAAAAAATCTATCTTTAAAGTTTGGAATACTGCACCTGAATTTAAAAGATTTAGGAAAATCTTAAAAAAAAATCCATACACATGTCCAGCTGGATTTTAATTAGTTACCACTAAGGAGAAACCTATGTTAACTTTAATGTTTGTTGCATTACCATCAACTTTTGAACTGGATCATGTTCTTTCTATAAGAGAAGCTTCTGGATTTTTTGATGCCGAGTTTGAGCATTGTAATATTGAATATCTTAGAATGGTTATGGAATCAATAAAAACTACTCCATTGACTGTTCTTCCAGATGCTTTAATTCATCATCATACATTTGACAAAATTAACCAGGTAATAACTGATCTAGGTTTATGTATTGAAACCCGTATTGATCATAACTTTAACAGAAACGTATTTATATACAATGGAAAAGATACATATATGACTACGTTCATATGTTTTAATTTATATCTGGTGAATCAATTGAAAAATTATGGAAAGGCATTAAAGAGAATGGTTGAGTTAGATGAGTATGGTATGTCAGATGAAGCTCTGGTTCGTTTAGTAAAATAACGGAAAAATAACGGGGAAAATTTTAGATTATTTCCCCGTTATTTTTTTGCTTATTTAATGAAGAAGTTTAGTTCAATTTTTTCTACAACTCTGGTAGGTTGTAAAGTAACATCAACATGAAATATTTTAGTTTTTCTTTCATAGTCGGTTGCACCTACATCTACTGTATATGAATCTAATCCTCTATTTTGTTTAATTACTTCTAGGAAGTCAACAATACTACCCGCAACTTGACCCCATGTAATTTCATCATTTTGCTCGAAAACAAAGAATCTGCAGTATTGTTCTAAGGCTCTCTTAGCATACAGGACAAGTCTTACAATATTTAGATCTTGTAATGCACTTGCTTTAGCTTGTGATGTTAATTGACCCCAAACCACATGTCCTTGAGCAAACTTAACAATTGGGTTTAATTGCTTTAAGTACATTTGATCTCGTTGACCCAATCTAGGATTATATCTCATTTCCTTAATTGAATCAATTGAAGCTCTGTTGAATCCTGCAACAGCAAACCATAATTCAGCAACATTATCATTCCTTGGTAATAGATATGCCATATGGTATATTGGAGAAAACCAAACATCTGCTCCCGTAAATGGATCTGATACTTTATTGAATGATTCATAAAGAGCAACAAAGTAATTATTAAATGTATTAGTATCATTTCTAGTATCTAATGCAGCATTTACTGTTGCGTTATCACCATTATCTAAAATACCAACACAGTCACGTCTTGTTTGACATAAAGTACTTATAGCTGTCTTTACATCTGCTGGATATCCAGCATCATAAACAAGTGTAAAGTAAATTGATTCAGGATCTAATATAGTATCATCAGTAATACCTGAATATGCTTGCTCTAATAATGTTTCAGCTTCATCAGTATCAAGGTCACCTTGAGCATCTATTAATGATCCTTCTGTTCCTTTTCTTAATGGTTGTGGTTCTGAAGAAACAAAAGCAGTGGCAACACTTACTAATGATTTTTTGATTCTGTATGAAATTGTTGAATTAATATCAAAAGAAGAAATGTCTCCATTCCATCCTTGAGTTGCAATATCTAAATCTCTTTCAGTAAATACATTAACAGTTTCATTGTCTGTACCAGACGAAGCTCCTAACCAACCATTAATTGTATTACCTTTTGCATCTTTAGCAATTATCCTATAAGTTGCATCTCCAGTTTCTGGAGTTGTTTGCCAATCAGAAAAATCTTGTTTGTTATCTGTAATCGAACCAGAACCACCTGTGATATTAGCTGAAACTACACCTATATCTTTATCATAAGTTCTAACAGCAAGATCATAACCAGCAGTATATGTATCATTCGCTTCACTAAGAATCATATCCGCTCTTAAAACAGATGAATAAGTTTCAAGAACTGATTGAATCCATAAAGAGTCTCCGGAGTTATCTTTTGCAGCTGGGTCAAATGATATATTAAATGACTCAATTATAATATCATCCCCATCTGATTGTTTTTCATATATATCCATCACATAAGTATCATATAGCAATGGATTTGAAAATTCAGTTATCCTCACACCGATACTATTATAATGTTCTCCTCTTCCAATTGGATATAGAAAACATAATGGTTGTTTATCTCCATCTACTGCCAAATTTGTTTTTAATTCTGCTTTTGTATTAATACTTTCAACGTATGTAATACTAATACTAGCTGTTGTATCTGCAGCAGCTAATTGTGCATCAATTCTTAAATTTGCATATGCCGCATCATCAGCCATAAGTCTCATCCAATATAAAGAACCAGACTCTCCTAAAAAGTTATATCCAATATATGGACCTTGACCAAAATTCTTTCCGTAATCTGCAATATTTGGTTCGCCCCATTCTGAAATATATTCAGATCTTGAACCAACAAATATTACTTCATTGTCTCTCCCCTTTTTTGAAAATCCGCATAACAATCCAATAGTCGACGGAACATTTTGAACAAATGCAGAGAGATCTATGATTTTTGTATAAACACCAGGTGAGATATTACTCATAGCGTATCCTCCTAAATTTAATTAATAGGTTGTTTATTTTTTAAATAATTTCCATGGTAACAGTTTTAAATAATTTCTATATTTAAATTTCTTAGATACGCTTTCTTAAAACGGCCTATTTCCGTTTTTAATTTCTATTATAAATACAGATACCAAACAAACACTAATCGTCTGGCATCAGTTTTAACTATCGTTGGGAATGTAACTCTTGAAAACATGCTGAATTGACCTGAATGTCCTCCTGCCCCACTAGTTGCAGTAAATAAACCAGCTTCACTTAGTTGATTTCCGTTTGAATCATTCGCTCCAATTGTAACAGATATTCTTATAATTAACCAACTATTATCATTCAATGTATCAGGTTCAAATGTAACACTATCAAAAGATTTTTTATAATATCCTGTTTCTGGATATCCAGCAGATGCAACATGATAATCAGCATTAGATGAATCTGTAGCATTAATCATAACTCTTGACGATAACTCAGTTTCACTAATAACTGGAGCAATAGGCACAAATGGATCTCCAACATCTACTCCACCATTGCCTAAACCAAACCATGTTAAAAACTCATCTTTTGTTGGAGTGGCAAATGCGTTTTCAGTATTGACTAATCTTTGTGCTAATAATTCTCTACCAAGATAAACAACAAGATTATTTTTATGTACTAATTTTTTATTTCCACTTTCATCAAGTTCATAAATTTTAACAAGCCCCTTAGGTCTTCTATCAGTATTTTCTTTCTTACTATTAATAGAGTCTCCTAGACATTGGTCTCCATAATAATCAAATGCATTAATTTCTAAATCTTTTTTACTCATGTTAGTTTATCCTTAATAATATCCTTTTATATTTTGTTCTAAAAAAAATATTAAGTTAGAATAAATCATGGGTATGCAGAGCTACATTTATCCACACAAAATATGTACCATGATCTATTGCATTTATTCTATAAACGTTCCACATCTAGGACAAAACTTATATGATGATTTACTTTTTAATCCACATGAAGAACATGTTAATTTAACTTTAGCTAATATAGATTTTTTAACTT